AGAGGCGCTGGGAGGATGAGACGCCGAAGGTCAGCACCGGGCGGGTGGTGCCAGCGCAGCAGTACTCACAGCGGGACTACAGCGGAGCAGACGACGCGCTGCCGGACTGGGTGATCCAGAAGGGACGCGAAATGGGCATCCTGGGAGGTGAAAGCGGATGATGATGGAGCTGCTGGACTTTGTGCCGCAGGGCAAAGGCCGACCGCGCTTCACGAAGAGCGGGCACGCCTACACGCCGGAGCGGACGCGGGATTATGAGAGCGCGATCCGCACGGTGTGGATTCTCAAGTGCGGCACGAAGCCGTTGGAGGGGCCGGTGCGGGTGACCTGCGAGTTCTGCTTCCCCGTTCCGGCGAGCTGGCCGAAGAAGCGCAAGGCAAACGCGCTGAACGGCGGGGAGATGGTCAAGCACAGCGACTGCGACAACCTGGTCAAGGCCGTGCTGGACGCCTTGAACGGCGTGGCCTACATCGACGACTCACAGGTTCAGTCCATCGCGGCTACGAAGCGCTATGCGGATCGGGCGGCAATCAGAGTGTGGGTGACGGAGGCGGACAATGGCGAGAGTGCTGACGTTTGACGAGCTGGCGGCGCTGCCGACCGGGACGCACGTGTGGGAGGACTGCATGTGGTCAACGGCGCCGGCGGAGATGGTGAAGCTGCGCACGGACAACCAGCGCGGCAGGAAGCGGGTGTTCGGCTGCTACTCCGGAGGGAAGGGCGAGCTGCGGTTCTCGCCGGACTTCGACTTTCGGTACTGGGACGCGGAGCCGACCACCGAAGAGAGGCAGGAGACCAGATGGAGCAGATCGCGGGGCAGATAAGCATCTTTGACCTGCTTGAGCCGGAGAAGCCGCGCATCTCAAACCGGCTGGAGCCGTGGGACTTTCACGAGGGCGTGAAGGGCTGGATGATCCACGCGGTATGGTTCGCCGAGGGGCCGCATGTGCCGGAGTGGCTGTGGGGCTGCGTGGTGACATACACCGACCGTTGGGTCAGCGTGGAAGAGCCAGAGCAAGACGCTGAGGGCCGATGGTCAACCGCTGGGGAGAAAGTACGGCAGAAGGGTGACAGATATGCAGGATGGTACGGCGGGACAAGACCGCTGTACCGGCAGACGCCGACATTCGACGAGCGCACGGAGTACGCGAAGGAGGCGCACGGGAGAAAGCATCCAAGGCGGATTATCGACGCGGACTGCGTTGTCGCCCTGGAGGGGCCTCCGCTGAACGAGGCCGAGAAAGAGACGATCCGAAAACTGCACTTTCACTGAGGAGGGAGAACGTGTCGAGACTTGATAACCTGCCAATCCGGCAGATCATCGAAACATCGGGCCTGACCTATGGCGCGGTTGCCAAAGAGATGGGCGTCACCAAACAGTGGCTCTCGTGCATGTTGAGCAAGCCACTGTCGGACGTCAACCGGCACCGGATCATGAAGGCCGTCAACACGCTGCGGGGCGCGAATGCGCTGCCCGCCGAAGCGATGGACGGCAAGGTCAAAGTGTACTTCAGCAACGGCAACACGGCGGTATTCCCCAAGGACAAGGTGGTCTTATGCGATGATCCGCAGCTGCCGCAGGACGGCAAGGTGATTGTGAACTGGGCCGCGGTCAGCTGGATGCGCGAGTATCAGGAGGACTGACATGCAGGGATTCGGGACTGTCCATAAGTGCAGGATTTGCGGGAAGAAGTTCTACGTGCCCATCGCCGGGGAGTGGGCCTATGTGCTGAACAAGCGCCTGGTCTGCTCCTGGAGCTGCCTGCGCAAGGGTGAGAAGACGGAGGGGCACACGTACAAGGCATGGATGCCCAAGGACGGGCAGGACGTGCCGGAGCACTGGTACCGCATCCGGGACATGCGGGATGAGGGCGTGCCGCATCGGGAGATCGCGAAGAAGTTTGGTCTCCGCGAGACGAGCATCGGAAGCATTATCAGCAAGCTGAACAAGATCGAAATGGAGAGAAGCAAATGAACGACGTTGTGAAGACCGCGAGACTGACGAAAGAAGAGTGCGCCCTGGTGCTGGGCATTGACCTGAAGAAGCCGGAGGGCGCGAACAAGTGGAAGACGCTGTCGGCAAAGGCGAAGAAGTACGGGATCGGCGAGGAGTACGGGCGTGGGAACAGCAAGCGCTACAGCTACGAGAACGTGAAGCGGCTCAAGCAGCTGCTGATCGCGGGCTACACGCCGCCGGTGCGCATGGAGCTGGTGGCGCTGGTCAAGAAGCAGCTGCAGGACGATGGGTATTAACGGGGGGATGACGAGGGATGCTGACCGAGGTTGACCGCGACGCGCTGCGGGAGATGGAGCAGTACTTCACCCGCTGCGTCAACAACTGCTCTTTGGGGAGCGCGGCGTACAGGCGGTTCAGTCAGTACGTGTTCACGCTGCAGAGGGTCATGAAGACGGTGAAGGAGGACGATAATGATTAGCGCATGGCATCTGTTGTGGATCATCCCGCTCAGCGTCTGGGCGGGCGTCCTGCTCATCGCTGTGGTGTCCGGGGGGAGGGGCGACGATGACTGACCGGGAGAAGGTTATCAAAAAACTGGAAGAGTGCCTGTCTGCTTCTTGCCGGGGATTCAGGACTTGCCCGTACAGCGATGCCGACTGGGATGCCGTAAGAGAAGCGCTGGCCCTGCTGAAAGAGCAGATACCGCACATCATGACGTATGAGGAAGTCGTAGAATACACAACCGGGAATCCGTACATCGTGCAGGAGCGCGCTCCATTGTATGTGCAGTTCAAGAAGGAACATGAGTTTACACTTGGATGGCGGCACGCAATTGATATCGGCGCGATGATCGAGCGGCGAAAAGAGCGCGGGGTAAATGACTATGGGAGGACGTGGGTCTGCTGGACTGCGAGACCAACAGACGAACAGAGAAAGGCGGCGAAGTGGGATGCCTGACCGGGGGAAAATCAACATGGCCATTGCGAAGCTACAAGCGGCTGGTGACATCGCGCTTGTGAACGGTGACGAGTGGGCAAAGATTCCGGCGGTGGACGCGCTGGATATTGCGGATTTGCTGGAAAGCTTGACCGCAGAAACCGGAGTTTCGGCGCGGAACATTGGCAAAGCGCGGACGATCTGCAGATGTCCGCATTGCGATACGTTGCTTGCCTACAGAGGAATGGACAGATGTCCGAATTGCGGCGGGGAGGTGGACTGGTATGACTGACAAAAGTCTTGCTGAATTGCTCTGGGACAGCATTGATGCCTACGCGCAACTGGAAAAGTTACACAAATGCGCCATCTGCGGCGGCAAGAATGCGCTTACGCTTCTGACATATCTTTATAAGGGGAGGTGCTACGCTGGGTACTTCTGCCCAAAGTGCGGAGAAGCGATAAAGCGTTTGGAAGCTGTAGACGTGATTGGTGACGAGGTGAAAGAAAATGCGGCTGATTGATGCGGATGCGATGCGCGAAAGCATCAGGGTCAAAGTCCAAGGGGCAGAGTCGTTAGCGCTAAAGCACGAGCTGCAGAAATGGGTTGACGATCAACCGACCGTGTGCGACTGGATCAGCGTGAAGGACAGACTGCCGGAGCATGGAGGGAGATATCTATGCTACGCTGGCGATCACCCTATTGGAGGTTTCTGCTACATTGTCAACTTCAATCCAGATGCGAAAGAATTCTGGTCTTATGAACGCAACATGCCCGTCTCGTTTATCACGCACTGGATGCCGCTTCCGGAACCGCCGGAGGAGGTGAGCGGGGGTGCCAACTAAAGGAAAGTGCTGGTCATGCAGTGAGGATACATTTCTGACTGGTATACTGTTACAGCATGATGTAGATGGGCATTGGGAGTATCATATGGTATGTCCGATTTGTGCGAAATACTTTATGGCGAAGGGGGCTGCGCGGGATGCGGCTGATTGATGCTGATGCCTATGCCGCCGAGATGAAGAAGCGGCAGGATGCTTGCAAGGAGAGAATCGACAATCCTACCGGGAACGTGTTCACGGACGGGGAACATTGGGGAGGCGTACTTGCAGCATTTGTGGAAGCCAAGCTAACACTTGATGCTGCGCCGACGGTCAAGCCGGGCATGGACGAGTTCACGAGGACGGCACGGATGATCCGGGAGGCGAGGCCGCTGGTGTTCAAGGGCCGGATTGGGTATGAGTTCTGCGTCTGCGAGAACTGCGGGCAGAGGGTGGACGCGCACGATGTGTACTGCCGGAGCTGCGGCAGGGTGCTGGTGAAGGGGGCGGAAGACAATGCGGGTAAAACTTGACCGGGGCGCGATGGCCCCAACGAGGGCGCACGACACGGACGCTGGGCTTGACCTGTACGCGGCGGAGCGGGTGACCGTTCCCCCGCACGGGTTCGCGGTGGTCAGGACGGGGACGCACGTGGAGCTGCCGGAGGGCTGCGCTGGGCTGCTGGTGAGCAAGAGCGGCCTGTGCTCGCGGTACGGGATAACGACCACGGGCCTCATCGACGAGACTTACAGCGGCGAGATTCTGGTCACGATGATTAACAACTGGGACAGGGAGTATTACGTGCGGCAGCACGACAAGATTTCGCAGCTGGTGGTGATCCCAGTGCGGTATGAGCCGGTGGAGATCGTGGAGGAGCTGCCGAACATCGGCAGAGGTGAGAACGGATTCGGCAGTACAGGACGGTGAGAAGATGGACGATTTCAAGCTGGACGAAGATGGCAAGCTCCCGATGAACAGCCGGGAGTATCAGGACTATCTGATGTTCGTGGGGTTCGCGGACTCGGTGCTGCAGTCGGTGCCGAAGCTGGAGAAGCGGGCACGGCTGGCCGGGGCATGGCGGGACATGCGGATGCTGATGACGGTGGCCGCGAAGTGCACGAGGGCGTTGCTCTCAACGATCCCGAGGCGAAAGCGGCAGATCATCCAGGCGGAGATGCAGCGGATGCGCACAGCGGTGCTGATTGATCCGCCGAACGGCCTGCCGCAGCCGAAGAAGCTGCCGAATTTCACGACGGTGCCGGTCGAGGAAATGGAGTGGCTCATCCACTACTCCCTGCAGTGGGAGTGCCTCACCTGCATGAAAGAGGGCAAAGACCAGAAGCAGTGCGCGTTCCGGCAGCATCTGGAGAAGCTGTATCTGTTCGACATCCGGGACATTGTGAAGGGCGAGTGCCCGTTCAGAACGTGGGAGGTGTATGGAGATGATTGAGAGTGACCGCAGGATCATCGAGGCGGAGATCGCGCGGCTGGATGGGCTGTGGCAGGACGCGCAGGAGCGCTACGGCGTGACCGGGAGCCGCTCGACGGACAAGACCATGACCAAGTACCGGGTGCTGCAGGAGGCGCTGGAGAGCGTGCTGAACGACAACAAGACGCAGGCCGTCGAGTACAGCAACGCAAAGATGCTCAACCAGCTGACGCGACTGAATCAGCTGGTTGTGCGCTTCGCGGAGGCCGGGCGCCTTCCGGAGGATGTGGCAAACGTGATGACGCAGGTTATCAGGGAGGCGTGACAATGGCAGCTGAGGGCGTATGGATCAGGGTCAATCCTGACGGCCGAGGGTACACGGACACATTCAAGTGTTCCAACTGTGGGCAGTTCGTTGTGCTGCGGGTGTTTGCGAAGGAGTGCGAGTTTCCAAATTGCCCGTGGTGCAGGTGCGAGCTGGCCGATACAGAGGAGGCGTGAGATGGCCAGATACGAGTTAACGTTCTTCCGCGTGCGGAACGGGCGGAAGGAGTACCGGTACGAGACCATTGAGGCGGAGAGCCTGGACGAGGCATTCGAGCGGGCGTACATGATCGGCGGGCGCGATTGGGCGCTGTGGCAAGTAAAGGAGGAAGCATCATGAACAAAGTATTCTTCACCGGCAACTTGACTCGTGACCCGGAGATCGGGGCTGTCAATACGGCGAACGGCGCGATTCCGGTCTGCCGCTTCACCATCGCGGTGAACCGGCGAAAGAAGGATGTGCAGGGCAACACGACGGCGGACTTCATCACCGTGAACGCGTGGCGCGGGCTGGCGGAGATCGTTGGCAAGTACGCTCGCAAGGGCAAGAAGGTGGCGGTCACCGGCGAGCTGCGGACGCGCACCTATGAGAAGGACGGCTCCAAGCACTACGCCTTCGAGGTCGAGGCGGACGAGGTTGAGTTCCTCTCGCCGAAGGAAACCACGGAAGAAGCGCCTGCACCGAAGCAGGATGAGAAGCACTACTTCACCCCGGTCGAGGACTACGGCGAGATGCCGTTCTGAGGAGGTGTAGCATGACGCAGGTGGAACGATTGATTCGTGGGCTGGAGCAGGTCAAGATGGGTCTGCTGAAGTGTCAGGCGGGCTTTCCGCCGCTGGATGAGCTGGCGTGGCAGCAGTACGTGCGGCGTCTGGACGAGGTGCTGACCTATCTGGAGCATGAGCGGAGACGAGATGAACATGGCGACAAAACAGAGTGAGCGAATCATGCGAAGTCGGAAAAAGAACCACGACCAAATAGGGTTCTTAGTACCGCACGGCTGTCGTGAATTGCTGCGTGTACTGGCATTGCGAGACGAATTGCCATATTCGGATGTGCTAAGGAATTCCGTTCTGGACGCAGCGTGCTTCTACCATTGGCCATCTGAAGAAGAGATTGAGCAACTCAGGGATGTTGAGACAAAAGAAGAAGCAGAGTATGCAATTTCATGGATTGCGCGTCATCAGCGGAGAGAGGAGGAGGATTGATGTACATGACAGGGCTTAAGCTCATGGATGATACGCGGAAGAGGATGCTGGAGAAGCTGGGTGTGCGGGCGGCAGAGGCAATCTCTGAGATGCACATCAGAGAGGTGATCTGGAACAACCCGGCGACCATCATCATCTGGAGCGACGGCACGAAGACGGTGGTCAAGTGCCAGCAGGGCGATGAGTACGACCCGGAGCGCGGCTTCCTGCTCTGCGTTGCCAAGAAGATGTTCGGCAACCGGGGCCGCTACAACGACATCATGCGGCAGTGGATGCCGTGGCTGGACGATTGAGAGAGGAGGTGCTGTATGGACGCGCAAGAGGTGGACAAGCTGCTGGCATCGTATAACCACTGTCGGGCAAGAGCGGCGCACATCCGCACCCAACTCGCGCTCATGCAGCACCAACTGTCTGTAGAGACAACGAACGCCATGGCAGGCGAGGCGCTGCACGCGCAGAGCTACGATGTCATGCCGCATGGCAATCTGCCCGGTAACCCGGTCGAGTCCCTCGTGCTGCGGTATCTGTCAGGGTATCAGCCGCAGTACATCCGGGAGATACAGCAGGACATGGACAAGGCCAAGGATGAGCTGTATGAGGTAGAGACCGTGGTCAGCTTCGTCAACAGCTGGATGTTGTGTCTGAACGAGCGGGAGAAGTTCGTGATCGAGCGGTATGTCATCAACGGATGCACCTGGCGCGAAGTGCTGGATGAGTACGAGAAGAAGTACGGGCAGTTCGGCAAGGAAGGCCTGCGAAAAATGAAGAACCGGGCGCTCAGTAAGATGTACGATGCGGCTGAGTGACCGAAACACGGATTTTACCGCAAAATTACCGCGATTTTACCGCTTTTGTTGGTTCCCAGGCCGAAAATGATATGGTATACTGTCATCATCCGAGAGGCATCGGGAGCAGAAGTTCCCGGTGCCTTTTGCGTGCTATCACGATTCACGGGCGGCGCTGGCAACAGCGTGGGATTCAACAACTTCTGCGCGGGTTCACGCTTCCCCGCGTGGAGACCTCCTTTCCGCAGGAGGGGGCGGATGGGTTGGACGACAGAAGCGGCGAAGGAGGACGGCTGATGGCAAAAGAGCGACCTGTATCTCCGGTCAATGGTCAGCCGGTTCCAGTCGGCAGGACTTGGAAAACGAGCGAGGAAGCGAGCGAGGCTGGGAAGAAAGGCGGAAAGAAGTCCGCTGAAGTCCGCCGAGCCAGAAAGACATTGCGCGAAGAGCTGCTCATACTCCTGTCCGCAAAAGACGACGGGAGCAGCGAGAGCGTGCAGACTTCGATGTCTTCGGCGCTCATCAAGTCAGCACTTGAAGGCAATGTCCGGGCTTTTGAGGTCATACGCGACACCATCGGCGAGAAGCCTGTGGACAATATCAGCGTATCAACGCCGGACATGACCGCATTGGACGAGGCCTTCAGCAAAGTCGATTCAATGCCGTGAGGCTTGAATGCACAGAAACGTGATTGCAACACGTATGGCGCGGGTGACCATCCTCCCCGCGCCTTTTCTGTGCCTGTTTTGAAATGAGGGTGGAGAGAGGATGGACACCATGAATGAGATCACACAGGTCAACAGACAACTCCCGACAAACATCGAGGACTTGAGCCGCTTCGTGCTGATTGGGCGCGAACAGCTTGTCGCGGTGCGTGCGGCAATCCGTGCCATCGACAAGGTCGGCGTTGCGCAGGAGGTGCGGGAGCAGAAGCTGCGGGAGGCACAGGAGATCAGCGAGGCCGTACTTGACGCAGAGGTCAGGATCGGCGAGCTGATGGCGAAGGTGCCGAAGGGCAGCGGAGGAGACAGACGTAGTGAGGTTTTCAAAACGGACACCGGTGTCCATTTTGAAACCAAGGCAGAAGTCATCGAACGCGCGGGCTTCACGCCGAAACAGGTGCAGCGCTTCGAGACGCTCGCCGCTCATCCCGAAATCGTCGCCCAGGCCAAGGCAGAAGCCCGTGAGAATGATGACATCGTCTCCAGGTCGCTCGTGCTGAACATGGTGCGGCAGAAGAAGAAAGAGGAGGAGCAGGAGCGGGCGCGGGAGGCCATCGAGGAGGAGCAGCGTGGGAGAACCGGCGCGGTGCTTTTCGTCGGCAACAGCATCGGGAGGCGGTTCAAGCAGCAGGTTGATCTCCTGCTGACAGACCCGCCATACGCGACAGATGTGCCGGACATTGATGCTTTCGCGCAGTCATGGCTCCCGGCGGCCCTCGGCGCAGTCAAGGACACCGGTTTTGCGTATGTGTTCATCGGGGCGTACCCGGAGGAGCTGAGGGCATATTTGAACATCGTGCCGCCGGAGCACATGAAGCTGGCGCAGGTGTTGATCTGGACATACAAGAACACACTGGGGCAGAATCCGAAGGACAGGTACAAGCAGAATTATCAGGCATGCTTGTTCTATCGCGGGATCCACGCTCCAGATTTGGACTGTCCGCTGACGGCAGAGCAGTGGGCGGTGCAGGAGATCAACGCACCGGACGGACGCCAGGGCGACCGCTACCATTCATGGCAAAAGCCGATGGAGATTGCGGAGCGGTTCATTCGGCACAGCACAGAGCCGGGGGCGCTGGTTTATGACCCGTTCGCCTGCACCGGCACATTTCTGATTGCCGCATCAAAGCTCGGTCGGCGCTGCATCGGCTTTGAGATTGACGAGGAAAACGCGAAAATCGCAGAGCAGAGAGGGGTGAGGGTTTGCAGAGAAGAGACCACGTAATGAACGATATGCGCGTCAGCATGGAGCGGCTTGAAAAAGCGCGTCCGATTATTCGCCGTCTGTTGCGCGGCGGTGAGATTCACCCCATCGAGGGCGATGACAACCGCATCTGCAAAATCCTCGACCAAACCTGCGGCATGGACTACCTGCAGGTATACGCAGACCGCAAGTTAACATGGGGCATTGCGAGCCGCATCCAGACATACAATCCCGCGAAAAAGCCGTGGAACAGCTTCACCGTTCGAAAGGCGCGGGCAAGCGGAGTCGCGACGGAGTACGAAAAGCGCCGGGACGCGATTGCGCATGGCGGGCTGTATCCGTATCTGACGATGCAGGCCTACGTGAACGAGAACACAGGCGAGATTGACAGCCTTGCGATTGCGCGGACGGTGGATATTATGGAGTTCGTTGACAGTGGCAAGGCAAACGAGCGGCACACCAACGCAGATAAGATCGGGCAGGCCGCTTTCTTCGTCGTATACTGGGACGAAATGGAGAAGTCAGGATACAGAGTGCTGAGGTATAACGCAAAGGATGATGCGGTGTGACGCATCAGCAGAAAGCGGCGTGGTTCATCCAGCATCCTGCCGCGCTGGGGCGTGCGCTGGGCTATGCTGACCTGACGGACGATATACACGGCCTGTGGCTGCGGGAGATCGCATACGGACGCGGAGACATCACCCTGCAGGCGCATCGTGGCAGCTACAAGACCTCCTGCCTGACGCTCGCCATCGCGCTGCTGATGCTCAAGGAGCGCGACAAGAACATCATCTTCCTCCGCAAAACAGACGATGACATTGCGGAGGTCATCAAGGCAGTGCGGCGCATCCTGTCTGAGCCGATCTTCAACGCGGTCTATACTGCGCTGACGAACCAGACGCTACAGATCGTCCGGGACAACAATGCGGAGATTACGCTGGACTGCTACAGCGCACCACGCGGCGCGGCACAGCTGCAGGGCATCGGCATCGGAGGCTCCTTGACCGGCAAGCACGCGGACATCATCATCACGGACGACATCGTCAACCTCCGGGACAGACTGAGCCGAGCGGAGCGAGACCGCACCAAGGCGATCTACCAAGAGCTGCAGAACATCCGCAATCCGGGCGGGCGCATCATTAACACCGGCACGCCGTGGCATCCAGATGATGCTTTCACGCTGATGCCCGCTCCGCAGAAGTGGGACTGCTACCACACCGGGCTGCTGTCTCAAGAGCAGATTGAGACGCTCCGGCACAGCATGGCTCCGTCGCTGTTCGCAGCCAACTATGAGCTACAGCACATTGCGGCGGAGAATGCGCTGTTCACGACGGCTCCAACATACACGAAGGACGAGACCTTCCTCCGGGACGGCATCGCGCACATTGACGCGGCATACGGCGGCGAGGACTACACGGCCTTCACCTGCGGCAAGCGCATCGAAAACAAGCTGTACATGTACGGCAGGATGTGGCACAGCCATGTGGACATGGTCATTGAGACCATCCTCGCGGAGGTGGAGCGGCTGCAGGTCGCGCCGGTGTATTGCGAGGACAACGCAGACAAGGGCTTCCTGTCCAAGGAGATCAGGCGGAGAAAGGCCGACCTCCCGGTCAGGGTGTACCACGAGAAGGAGAACAAGTACCAGAAGATCAGTCAGTACCTGCGCAAATGGTGGGGAGACATCATCTGGCTGCAAGGTACAGACCCGGAGTACATCCGCCAGATCATGAACTACACCGAGGACGCGGAGCATGATGATGCACCAGACAGCGCATCCTGCGTCTGCCGGATATTCGACCGTCGGGCGCTGACGGAGTACAAATCACCGTTTGGAGGATGATGCAAGATGCTGACATATCAGGACTTCCTCGATTCGCAGTCCGATGTGCTGGGTTTCATCGGCAAGGCGATCACGCAGCACATCGCCTCCGAGGATTTCCGTATTGCGCGGGAGGCGGATGAGTACGACCACCAGCGCAACACGACGATTTACAACTATGTGCGCACGATCTACACCGGCACGGGCGCGGAGGTGCAGGATTTCACAGCTGCGAACAACCGGATTGCCAGCAACTTCTTCCACCGGCTGAACACGCAGCGCTGTATGTATTCGCTGGGCAACGGCGTGAGCTTCACCGGTGACACGAAGGACAAGCTGGGCGTTGACTTTGACACAGCGCTCAAGGACGCGGCGTACAAATCGCTGATTCATGGCGTGTGCTTCGGGTTCTGGAATCTGGACAGGCTGTATGTGTTCCCGCTGACGGAGTTCGTCCCGCTGTGGGACGAGGAGACGGGCGCGCTGATGGCTGGCATTCGGTTCTGGCAGCTGACGCCGGATAAGCGCATGACGGCGATCCTGTACGAGCCGGACGGGTACACCAAGTATCAGGGTCAGCGCGGTGGCGGCAGGCTGAACCTTGAGGTCGTGCAGGAGAAGACAGCATACAAGCAGGTGTACACGTACACGGACGCGGGCGGCGCGGAGATCATCGGCGGCGAGAATTACGGCTCGCTGCCCATTGTGCCGTTGTGGGGTTCGAAGCTCCGCCAGTCCACACTGGTCGGCGTACAGCGGGCGATTGACTCCTTCGACCTCATCCGCAGCGGCTTTGCCAACGACCTGACGGACTGTGCGCAGATTTACTGGATTCTGAGCAACTGTTCCGGCATGACCGAGGCCGAGCTGGCACGCTTCAGGGACAGGCTCAAGATTCAGCACATCGCGGTCGCTGACACGGACAACAGCGCGGTGACACCGTACACGCAGGAGATTCCATTCCAGGCGCGGCAGACCTATCTGGACAGCATCCGGGCGGGCATCTACGAGGACTTTGGCGGGCTGGATGTGCACACCGTCGCAGCTGGCGCGACGAACGACCACATCGCGGCGGCGTACCAGCCACTGGACGAGGAAGCGGATGACTTCGAGTACCAGATCATCAAGTTCGTTCAGCAGATTCTGGCGCTCATCGGCATCGAGGACACGCCGGTGTTCAAACGCAACCGCATCAGCAACCAGATGGAGCAGGTGCAGATGGTCGCAATGGAGGCGCAGTACCTCGACGATGAGACCATCCTGAACAAGCTCCCGAACATCAGCGTGGACGAAATCCCGGATATCCTCGCCCGCAAGGGGCAGCAGAACCAGGAGCGGTTCGAGCCGGATGGCTTTGAAGCGCAGGGCGTGTTCTAACGTCGGTATGGAGGTGTACTGAATGCCTGACCACATTGACCGGTACACCGACCAGCAGGAGGCCGCATACGCACGAAAGATTGCCGATACGTACAAGCAGGCCGCGCAGGAGGTTCGGCGGCAGATCACGGAGTTCACGGCGAAGCACAAAGCAAAGGCCGCGAAGCTCCTCCAGCAGGTCAACGCTGGCGAGATCAGCATGGCGGACTATCAGGCGTGGCTCCAAGGTCAGGTGTTCATCGGCAAGCAGTGGCAGGATAAGCTCGATGACATCGTCCGGGTGTACACCGACGCAGACGAGAAAGCGCGGCAGCTCATGCGTGGCACGGTGCGCGATGTGTTCACGGAGAGCGCGAATTTCGCTGCGTACCAGCTGGAGGGCAGGCTCGGCGCGGCGGTAGACTTCCACTTGTACGACGCGAAGACGGTTGATCGGCTCATGCGGACGAATCCGCAGATGCTCCCGGAGTGGAAGATCAACGAAAAGAAGGACTACACGTGGAACGAGGAGCGCGTGCGCAGTACGCTGACAAGAGCCATCATACAGGGCAAGCCCATCCCGGACATAGCGGATGAGCTGGGGCAGCAGCTGGCGACCAGCAACGGCGACAAGATGGTTCTCTTCGCCCGCACAGCCATGACCGGGGCGCAGAATGCCGGGCGCATCGAGCGCCTGCACGATACGCAGCAGATGGGCATCCGGGTGAAGAAGAAGTGGCTCGCCGCGCATGACGCACGCGTCCGCGATACGCACGCGTACCTCGATGGGCAGGAGCGCGATGTGGACGATGACTTCACGGTCGGGGATATGCACATTGCGTATCCAGGCGACCCGCTGGCTCCGCCGGAGCTGGTGTACAACTGCCGGTGCACCATGATCTATGTGTACCCAGAGCATCAGGCGGAGCACCAGGGCGAGAAGACAGAAAGCTATGAGAAGTGGCTGGAGGAAAAGAAAGGGAAGCGGGAGGAAGAACCGCAGGAAGATGCTGCTGATATAAAGTCACAAGAGCCTGTTGCTGTACAAGAAGAACAGAAACAGGAAGCCCCCGTATATAGCGATGATGAAA